GTGTGCTCTTCCGATCTAGAGGGCTTACGTTATTCCCAATGACGACACGACCTCCATTTGATTAAAAAAGCACGAAAAAATACTTGACAAATGATAGGGTGTGTGGTATTATAAATATATAAAAAATAGCCTACACATTATAGTGTAAGCTATTTTTTATTAATTTAACACCTGTATATTTTACCACTCGTCAAAAGCAAATACACCAATAATATATCCGTTGCTATTAGCAAATAATGGTGTGTGTAAATATCCATTAGTGTCAATTGTAAGTTCATTCATAGATGTATTTTCAAAGTAACCCTCAGCATGATATCCAATACAATTTGTTACACACCTGCCTAAATTGATTGTTTTTGATGGCGCAGGAATATTAGGAGGCAATTTGCATAATATATCATTTTTGGTGATTGACACCTGTGTCGAGATATCAATATTAAAGGCGATAAGGTTTAGCTCTTTATTATACATTACTTTAACGCTGTTTGCTGTAATATTGCTATTGGTATTTGTAAGGCTATTCCAACCGTTAAATTTAGCGCTATCAATTTTTAAATTTGCGTTATTCGCACTTTGCTGTGCATTGTTACCCGTCACATTTGCTGCATTTGCTAATTGTTTAGCTGACGCAATTTCATTGTCCTGTGCAGTGTCTTTCTCTTTTAAATTTTCAACAGAACCCTCGACAGCTCCAACTCTACCCTGCAAAGCCACCACATTTGTGTTCGCCTGTTCTGCTTTAGCTTCTGCGCTTCCTGCTGACTGATTAGCTGTTGTTGCCACACCATTCACATCATGAATAGCCGTGTCAATTTTTGACATATCACCATTATAGTCCTGTAAGTATGTCGGTTTGTCTGTACCAATGTACTGACTTAAATCATAATAAGTTGTTTTGTTTGTTGAACTCATATTTTTTACCTCCTAATTATCCTCTTAATATTGTATTAGCGTTGCTGTCAAAATTATAAGCTGTGATACTCTTTGCATCAAACTCAGACGCTGACAACAATAACCCATCAAAATTACTGGCTGTGATAGGGTTATTAAAATGTAACTCAGCTAACTTATTAATCACATTCTGATAAAAAGTATATTCTCCTGTAAAAGGGTCATGCATATATAAGTTGCTGTCAACTCTGAATCTTTTTACTCCGTATAAGTCAAAATCATACGCTGATAGATATAACCCGTCAAACTCAGCACACGTCAGATTAAGTGAATCAAACTCGTTGCATGTTAATGCAAAATATCTTAAACTATCGTATAAATCAGACAACGCCATGTTTAAACTTGTATAATAACCTTTTACAGGGTTTAAAACTACAATATGTTCGGGTATATAATTTTTAATGAAATCATAAATTTTTTCTATTTCATCATTTATATACTTTCTTGTTTCGCTGTTAAGTTTATAAATCAATACATTTAGTTCACTTATTTTTAGCGACAAATACGTGTTGACATCATCAATTTTTTTATCCAGTTCATCATCTTTTGCTGTCATATCTTCACGTATTTTATTGTTGATATCGTCAATATACTTTCTTGTAGCAGTATTTAAAGCGTCAACATAATCTCTTAAAGCGTTTACTTTTTCATCAGTGTACTTTTTATAACTGTCAGTGAAAGTATTTAGTGTTTCAATACACTCGTTTACTTTATAACCGATATAGCACAAACATTCATAATAACTCTGCTTATTGCTATACACACTAGGCACGTCACAGCACAATAATGGCATCAAAGGCTTTAATTCTCCTGCCATTATCTCACCTCCTTTTTACCATACTTTCAAAAACAAATCTCTGCAAGCTTCTACAAGTTCTCGATTGATATTTTGAATTTGCTCGCGATATTCTGCTATTGCTTCACTGGTTGATTTACCTCTTAATCCTGTTTCTTTTGTGTCTCTGTCTCTTTTGCTGTCTTTGTTGTCGTTTCCTGCATGGTTATTTTTTGCCGTTGTTGTAGTGTTATTGATAGTTTCACCTCGACTCATACTACTCGCGTAGTCTTGTGTGGCTACTGACACTTGTGGGTTATCGCTGTCAATATTTTGGTAGTTTTGGCTGTTTTTTACCTCGCTTTCTCCTGCATCTGTTGAGTTAGTTGTTGTTTTTTCGTTTCCTTTTTCTGCTTCTGTAATTGTTATATTTGTGTTTGTAAAAGGGTTGTCGTATTGTATAGCATCATACAATTTTGTATAATATGGCATTAATTCATACATTTTTGCTAAAAAAGCTGTTTTCCACATTCCTAGAGTTTCAAAACCTATGTAATTATTCCAATATCTAAGTAAAAAATATGTCTTAAAAGTATACAGCTCTTTTCTATCCTTAGAATAAAAAGGAAAATCAAAGTTAAAAAATTTGTCTTGCGTTTTATCGACGGTTCTTTGTATAGATAAGTCCATACTCCATAGTTCTTGCGATGGTATAAAGCTTTCACAAATATCTTTGATAGTGGTAGTGTATTTACTCAATCTCGTCACCCTCTTTTCCTTTTTGCATATATTTGTTAGGTACATAGCCGTTCATCATGGTTGGCAACTCGCTATTGAAATCTACTGTTACATTAAGCCCCCATAATTCATTTATTGCGCTTGCACATCTTCGCCTTAATGTTAAGCCGACATTTCGGTTAGCTTCAATTTGTCCGTTATTTCCTGCCGTTTCTCCTGTTACGAGTCGTTCGCCTTTTTCTACAGGGTTGCTTTCATATCCTAAAGATGTTAATACTTGCGACCATAAATCTCTCAATTCTTGCTCGCATTTATCTACAATGTAAGGAGCTCCCATGTTTAACGCTTTAATATCTTTTAGATTTAACGAGTCAGAAAGTTTTAGAATAGGTAAATAATTGTCATATTCTTCGCCTAATATTTCAAATGTCATTTTTTCGTTGTCAGAGGAAGAAAGAGCAACAGGTGTACGCTGTGCATACATATTAATACCTTTTGTTTTCCAAGTATTCGCCATAGCGTCAGCATACATTAAAGCTTTGTAATAGTACGGCATTGTTGAGTAATTGTTCCATAATATACAGCTGTTTTCTTTGCCGTAGTCCTCAATATATCCATTTGCAGTATAAGCAATTCTATCTTGAGGAATGTTGTAAATATCAGGTAAACCCGATAACGCAACTTTCATAAAAGCGTAGCCTGCAATATCATCTTTGATGAATACACCAAGTCCATGCCAAAATAGCGTTTGTTCGATGTACATAGGTAAAATTTCTTCGGGTAAGTTATGCCATTGATAACGGTTCACGAATATGTCAAAAATATCGTAAAAATAAATAGTTTTGATTGTATTAAAATCATCAATTATTTTTTTATTCTTGCATTTTTCAAAAACTCTTAAAGGGTTTCGCATGAAATCACCTCCTTAATTATTGGATAATCCATAATTTCCTATATCATCAGTATGCCATAAAGTTACGCCATTGTCAAATATATTGCGCAATTTTTTTAACTGGTCTAAATCAATGTTACCTGTAAAACCACAATGTGAAGTTTTTACATAGTTCCAATTAGAACGTGAATGTAAATAAGGTGTTGTTATCTTATTAATTGGGTAACCAAATTGCTCGAAAAAACTATCTGCCATTTCTGCAAATTGTTTTTTGCATGACATTTCATAGAAATCAACACCACACTCTTTTATTCCTGTTAATACATTTTCTGATAACGCTTTTCCATGTGTGACTCCTGCATTTCTCGCTCTATCTGTCTGATTTGCTAACATTCCAAGAGCGTCCCAAAAAGCATTTGTTGTTTTGCCAAGTCCATTAATGCCGCCTTGTAAACTCCCACCAGCCAAACCTGCTAAAGCTGTGCCCGTCCCTATAGTAGCATCTATAGCCGTATGCACCTGAGATAAAGCAATAGAACTTTTGTTTTGTGCTAACCACGCTCTATAAGTGTCAGAAGAAAAGGAACACATAGGAAAAGAAGAGTTAATAAGAGCTTCATTCATTAAACCATGCGTTAAATCTTCACGAGTCTTATAATTTTTTGGAGCTGTCAAGACTTGCGGTAGCGTTGCAATTGTACCGTAACTGTCAAATTCAATAGATTTATCTCGATTGTAACTGTATTCATATCTATATATATGCGTGTTTCCTTGGTTATTGTCAGCGAGACAGAATAACCACGGATAAGAATATAATTTTTTATTTTTCGGTTTATACCCCTCAAACACATTATCGGAAATCTGCATACTTGTTATTTTAGGCTTAATTTCTTTCCCACCTAAAGCAAGTGTACATAATTTCGGGGACATAAACAAACCTATTACTGCATCTTGAGCTCCTTGCTTGTTGTAATCTTCCAACAATGTGTTAATTCCTTTTAACCCATCATCACTGGCAATATCATAATGACTAATACTTCCCCAACAATATACACCATTTTCCACACGTCCCTCAAACCAACTTTGTTCTGTTGTCCCTCTTGTGACAAAAGCGCAACACTCGGTAGGAGTCAAGTCTAATTTTTTATGTCGTGATACAATTGTCTCACCTGTTTCGATATTTACAGGTGTTAAATTTGCGCCTATTTCATCTCTACTTCTAGGTATATGATGATATTCTACAAAGCAAGGTTTAATATTTACATCATAAAAGTTATTTTGAAAAACATCAAGCGAAAAATTAATGCGAGTTGTTTTTTCTGACAGCCACTCGATAGAGTTAATAAAGCAAAAAACCCATTCGTTAGAAATACCTGTATTCTGAAAAGCTAAATAATTCAAATTTAAAGCTTTCATCTCTGTGAATGGTACACGAATATCATAATTTCCTATTCTTATAGGGGCAAGGTGTGATAAATCAATACCGTTAATATGTTTGCGGTATGACTCTAAATGATTTAATAAATCCTCTTTTGAATTGTATAATCTTACGTGTTCATATTCGTCAGACCATGGCACTCCGCTGTACAATCTTAATTTTGTATCGGGGTCACGTGGTGCAACCCCTCCTTGAGTAGGTAAATTTATCATTCTACTATCACCTCTTTATCGTGTTCTGTGGTTAGTGTTCTATTGTCAATTAATATTAATTTAATACGTGACTTGATATTTTGTTTTTTATCACAGTATTTAAAGTATATATAATTGGCTGGGTTAATTGCGTGTGAATGATTTATATCCCATTCTAATAATTTTCCGTCTTGATTCTTTATATCCGTAAAGTACAAATTTTTAATACAATCAAGTGGTATAGCGTTATTTGTATTGTTAATTAAACCTATAGTAGCACCAGTATTAAGTTTTATAGTGCTAATATATTCGTTATAATCTATTGAATTATATAAATTTATTAACTCTGCTTGGTAAAATTTACAGTTTTTGTGATTGTCTCATTCGGTCTATAAATAGCTTTCAACACGATAGTTCCCGTTTCGTCTGCACCCGTATGCAACAAGTGTGTGCCTGGGATAACATATGTTTTCGCGGAAGTAGCACCGCTATCCACTTCAAGGGTAACTAAATTCTGATGATATGTACCTGTTCCACCTGTTACCGTTACTTCAACTTCCTGTGTCTGTCCTGCTGTGTATGTGCCTGCTGTCAAAGATAAAGTCGGTGTATCAACAACCGTGTCAGTTGTAAATACACGAACTGGGTAGAACGCACTTGCACTTACCATTTCTACTTGTGTATAGAAGTAGTTCCAAGATAATACGTTAGCAAGCTTTTGGTCTGTCATATCCTTGAACTGGTCGCGCACGTTAAAGAACCGAACATCACAAAGAACACCTTGAATAGCCTCATTTGCGAATTTATCTACAATAACGGTCTGAACTGCTACGTCTGCCTTATCCATATGGAACGCATAAGCTAATGCGTCAACGCTAATCTGTGCGTTTACATTTGGTGTAGTAATCCAAATAAGGTTGGTTGGCTTAGCGTGAGAAGTTGCACCTGCCGGATTATTCTCTGGTAATGGGAATCCAAATTCTCCGACAGCTCTTTTTACCTCAATCAATAACTTTTTCGCTGTCGCTTCATCAGTAACCGCTTCAACAGTCACTGCCGGAAGTACCTCTTTTTCATAACCGACATTAATCAAATCACGCATTGCGAGATACTCATCCCAGTTCGCGCCTGTGATAACACTCTCCATTTTTGCCATAATCATGTCACGAATTCCATACTCACTTGTAAAAGCTTTTCTCAAGTTATCGTATGTAACTGTAACTGGGTATTGAATCTCAAGATTGACATTATGGAATACGCTCATAATGTAAGACTGGTACTGTTGAAAAGCGAATTTAAAATCTGCCTGTGAATCATAGACACGACCTTTACACATATTCACGTATGTTTCTTCATGTGTCTCCCCGTAACGCATAGGCTCTTTCTTGAACCTTGCTAAAGGGTTTCGCCAAGCGATACTGTCTACCGTCTGCATACCAATACGATTAATCAGTGACGGAACAATTTCATTCCGAACAGGCGCATAATTCAGAATATTATCATAAACACTCTGTAAATTGTCTGAAACTTCTACAGGTAAATGGTTCTGAACTTCAAAGGATAGTTCCTGTTTTACTGCTTTTAAAATATTTTTATTTGTTGCATCTGCCATTTATCATAGCACCTCCTTACTTATTCTGTCTTACCATCAAAGTCCAAATCTTCGACAGTGATTTTTTCTTCTTTTTCATCTTTCTTTTCTTCGTTATCTGCATTAGTAGCAGATTCTTTCATGCGCTCCTTAAAGCGTTTTTTGTACTCGCTTTCGAGTTTCATATACTTGTCTTCCCATTCGCTGTTCGTTTCTCCGCTTCTTTCGCCCTCGTAATCCTGTAAGACTTCAATAGCGTCTCCGTGTTCTTCCACGTCTGCTACAGCGTCAATTAATTCGCTTAAAGCTTCTTTAAAATCCATTAAGACTCCTCCTTTTTATTAGTGCTACCCTTTTACAGTTATCATTATATCACCACGGAAAGAAAAAGTAAAGTGGCATTTTTGACTTTTTTATGTGTGGATGTATTGGGTACGGTGATAATGTTTGAAGATACGCATACCATTTTAACGCATTCTTTTTTCTTTCCTCTTCTTTTTCAACCCCTGCGCGCTCAAAATTTTTTAAGAAAACTAAAGCTAGATAGTCGGGTTCTTTCGTAGACTTTCGAAATTCTTCCCATGATATCGGATAGGAAGTTGTTTCTATCCATTGACCGCTATTTGCTGTTTCTTCATCAAGCCAAACGCATTGATAATACCCGTCTGTGATATCATAGCCGTTAGCGTTCGCCCAGTCTGTATAGTTTGTAGCTGGTGTCCATTGGACAAGACCATAACCACCATTATAGTTTCCCTCTTTTAGTGACTGCCATAACTCAGGGTTAATATTAGATTCTATCTCTATATTCCCTAGCATTCCTGCAATTGCATTTAGAGTGAAATCCTTAAAAAACATAGTGCTATAAAAAACATATGCATTGTTTCTCATCTCATCATCTGTCAGATATCGGTTTCCGTGAATCCATTCGAGGGGCATTCCTGCACTACTCCCGTATCGATATAGTTTTGTCCAGTCTGAGGGCTTAGCAGTATATGAATTAATGCTGACCTGTTCGGGTAATGGATAACGCCCACTGTGCGCTCCCATAGTAATACCACCGTTTCCTGCTCCTGCTCCTTGATATACCATTTCTGTGTGCCCACTACGCCATACTATGTCCCCTGCCTGCCACGCTTCATTGATATTAATTTCTTGAAATCCTGCCTGTTTTAAGTAAGTATCTTCTGTTCTTGTGGTGAACCACGGGTTTGATGCAAAAAATCCGCCCTCTGTCAAAGCTTTTGAAATAAAAGAACTACAGTCATAATAAGTAATGCCGTTCACGGTCTGCCCATATCGGTATGACTGTGAATAACCTATATTTGGTGCATTACAGGCATTAATCGCCCATTGATATGAAATATTAATATTTGGCATTTATTTTCACCTCGTTAAAATGTTTCACGTGAAACATTTTAGTCACACGTGAAACACATCATAGATATTATTTTGTTGAATTTTTTTCATACGTTTCCACGTCTGAACAAACCGCCTGCAAAAGTCGTAAATCCCAAGGGGAAGTGTTATCGTACACATAACACGGTATTGGTCTGCCTGTGCTGTCTAAATGGATTTTTTTCAAAATCTCAAGACAAGCACCCTCTGTAATATGTCTTACCTTATCACCATTGAACCAATACCAGTTGCCACTTTCTTTATCTTGATAAAGTGCATTCATTTCATTAATACCTCCAATCATATTATTTATAATGTTATTAGGTTCGCTTTTATGTGTATAATCTTTATACACATGGTTTACGTCACATCTACCATTGATACCGTCAACTCTTCCGTTACTGCTATACTGCCAAATATCAACATTATACATGTCTAACGTGTTTGAATATCGAGCAATCCATATATCATAATTCCAACTTTCACCAATGTAATTTTCATACCATGATTTACTAGCGTAAATTCCTGCTCTATACCCATTAGTCAGCATAGCATCACAAAATCGCTTTGCGTTGTGTTTTGCGACATATTGCGTGCCTTTTTCTTCACTATCAAAAAATACAGGTAAAATTGGGTCATGACCTTTTAACAACCTAAGACAATGGTTAATTTCACCCTCGATATTTGCTTTTGTTTTTGCGTAAGAATAGAAATATACACCGTATGGTATTCCCAATCGTTCACATTCACTGACATTTCTTTCCCATTGCTTATCATCTTGAGAAGTCTTATCTTGTCCATATCCGCAACGAATTATAACATAATCAACAGAATTCTTTAACTTTTCAAAATCAACAAACCCATTATGATATGAAATATCGACAGCCTTTTTTACATTCATTTTTACACCTCTCTTTTTTCCTTGTCAAGTGTGTCACAAATACGTTGAAGCGCAATCGTGTTGTTGTTTAGCGCTTCTGTGATATCTGTCATTTCCTGCTTATGTGCATCATTCAGCTTATCGATACGTTCATCATTTTTGTCTTCTCGATATTTCACATACCACATTGACGCAATCGCGACAGCTGTCGGCACACCTAGCGTATTAATAATTGTCATGACTTCATTTATCATGTTATCACCCCCTTTTTTATATCATAACATAAATGAGCATATTTGTAAATAAAAATGTTTCACGTGAAACATTTTCCACGTGAAACATGATGCACGTTGCAAAATAATCGAATCAAAGGGAACGCAAAGCCAAAAATTGATATCAGACTACTTGTCTATGTGCGTGTATATCAATTACAATGTTCGTATTATTTTGGGTGCATGATTATTATATCAAAGATATCTTAACTTGTCAATGTTTCACGTGAAACATTAAAAAGATATGACATCAAATATCATGTTCTTACACTCCAAATTTTCAAACAATAGTAAACCTCTGTTAAAATATTCTCGTAACATTGCTACAATATAATGGGTTGAATTTACTCGTATTGCTGTATTATCTATCACATCATTTTTCGTAAAACATATTCGTGTAGGAAAACTTTCGTCTGCCCCTGTTGATATATACATATAAGCATCATATTTTCTTGCGTTGTACATTTTTTCATTGAATCTAATTGTGCAAATATAACGCGACTGCCCTGTTGGTTTTCCAATCAAACAATCATTATCATTTAGATATTTATTTTCACTAGCATATTCATTATAAGATGCACTTTTAAAAGCTCGCGCAATGCCACTTTCCTTATAAGCTGTTGAAGCATTTTCATTATAAGTTCGCTCAAACACCCACCCGTCACCACGCAAAAATTTAGTGTTATATTTTAGCATTTTATTAATACCAAAAACGCTATAATAAGGGTTTAATAATGATACAGTATTTGAAGCCATATATAACACTACTCTTCTATGTTGCTTTCCGTGTCCTGCACTAATCGTTGTGAGCAATGACAAAAGTTTGTTTACCTCGTTTGTCAAATATACATTGTCCTCATCTTGGTATTCATCAAAAAACACAGAATGAATATTCACAAATAACCCACGCATTTTTTTATACTTTCTTGCTACTGATAACGCTAAACAATAACCGCATGGTTCTTCATTTAGAAATAATTGAACAAGTGAACCGTTCATTAAACTCTTTTCAGTCATAACATACCCATCAAATTTTTCAGAGATATCGCCAAAATATGTATCGGCACAATTCTTCATATCAACTACATTTCTATATAGATAGATAAATTGGTTTTCAGGTCTGTATTTATCCTTTAAAAAGTCAGATACTTGTCTACACTTGATAGAATAACTTTTACCTGCCGTTCTATTGCCATCAACTATATAAATATCGGGAATATTCCCGTTTTTATCCTTTAAAGTTAGCAATCTATCACAATGATAATAGCCATCATTTTTCATTTTAACACCTCCCTAATGTTTCACGTGAAACATTTTTTATTTAAAAAAGAGGGGTAGCATATTGCCACCCCATTAATAAGAAGAGAAATAGAACTGTTTCTCACGTCGTTATATTATAAATTTGACACATCCAAGGTACAATTTATATAATCGCGCCCTGCTTTTGTCTTTCCGCTAATTTTAATGATAGAAAATTTTTCACCGTCCATCACGCTTTCAATGTCTTTCAAAGACTGTCTAAATGTTGCAGACTGTCCAGAATATACTTTCTTATCGGGTGTGATAATGCTCACAATCTCCTGTATATCTCCGTCAACTTTAATATCATTAAAGATAATATAACCGTCTACAGAAATAGACTCGCCATCTTCAATACTTTTTAATGGTTCAATGTCGGGTGCTGTGGTCATAAGATATTTTTCCACCTTTGTGAACTCTCTACTCATTTCCTTAATTTCTACCATGTTAATTTCCTCCTATTTTTCCTTTTTCATTTCCTGCAACTCTGCTTCAGTAACAATTTTTTCACTCTTAACATCTGAATTGAGTAAAAACTGCTCGTCAGTCATAACACGTTTTTCCAGTTTAAATTTAATATCTAAAATGGAAACAATGTCGCCTTTGTACTGCTTTTCAATCAAAATTTCTGCTTTTTCTCTTGTCTTACAATTTGCTATTTTTTCGTCAAAGCAATCTTTCTTGATTTCTCCCGTCTCCTTGTCTTTGTAGGTTCTTTCAACAGATACCTCCGCTGTTACTAATGTCCTTGTAAACATCTTTTTTTTCCTCCTTTTTTCTGCTTTCTTTGAGTGTGAATTGTAATGTAATATGTTTATTTATTACATTATTATAATAACACAACAACTAAATATAGTCAAGTATTATATCATAATTTTTTTATCTTTTTGTGCATGGATATTAAAGTCTTTATTTCTTAATACAATTCCTCCTTTTACCCTCTCTGCTTTCAAATTACAAGTTTCCATACTAAGACCAGTGGATAACTCGGAGATATCTTTTCCGTCTTCAATAAATTTTCGCTTTGCTTGGCTACTCATACCGCAAGCCTTGATATCAAGATAAGGCTCACAGGGTTTGTGATTCTCTTCTACAATATGCTCAGCGTAAGTTTTTTGCCTTTCATAATAGGCGAAATCGAATGTACTTTCGCATTTCCAACAACAAAAGTTAGTCGGGTGCTCTATAACTTTATTCGCTTTATCAAGACCAAGCAAATGAATTGAATCTGTGTCTGCGTAGTAAAATCGGTCATAATTTGCCATAGCGTGACGGATTGTAAAATTCATAGCATATGAAGTAATAGCACTACCGATAGGGATATATCCAACTTTCTTTTCATGCTCCTCGTGTAAAATAAATCTGATAATGCCATCTTCATCAAGATACGGTTCTTTATACGAGGAGTTATCCGACATAGCAAATTTACCATAAAGATTATTTAAAAATAGTTTCGCTTTCTGCCTTTTAAAGCCTTTTGAGGTTCTTTTTTCTTCTCCGTATTTGTCTATATATTCATCAAAAAACCCTTGTCTAGCGTAGAACCATATGTAATCATAAATAACCAAATCGTAAATATTATATGTTTCTTGAAATAATTCCCAGTCAGTACAAGTCATTGTTAAAGTAATATTTGTATCATGCATATTACCATCAATATCGCGATAATATCGATAATATTCACCTCTATATCTAACATTAGAACTATATAGATTTTCATTCGCTTTATACAACGCACTCTGCCTAATATGAAGCCATGGGAACGCACCTTTTTTTAATTGAAAACGGCAATTGAAGCGAATAAAAAAATATTTATTAGTAGAATTTATAAGTTCATCGGGTGGCGCTCCTCTGTGATATTCTCCGTGACCGAACGGGTATTTGTTACCGCTGATGCTATGCATCATAGATGGGTAGAGAGAATTCACGTCATATACTAAACCATCTCCCACCACCATATGTGCGTATCGTGGGTTTACATAGCACCAACCACCATGGTATGACTTATGTATATAATCCCACTGATTACATACATCTGTGATAGATTCGTCAAGATAATCTTCTCTGATATCGGGGAATAACTTATCATATTGTTTACCATCATAAAATCCTTTAAATTCTGATAGACAGCATGAACCTATAGTGAGTTTATCATGCTTTTCATGAAACATCATTTCAAGAGCTTCTTTTAGCACTAATACATCATTTTCAATATATTTTTTCTCACTTTCAGATATATCACAATATGCGTATCTTTCACCCTCATATTCAATATCAAGCTTTTGGTGCTTTGTACCAAATGATTTTCCTATATTTTTCAATGACGATGGCATAAGCTTTAATGAGTTTCGAATCTCTAAAAAAGTCTTATTCCATTTTAATTTTATCCAATACCACGAGCCCATATCTGATATACATGTCTGAAATTCTTTTGACCTCATTTCCTTATCTTTACAGTGTACCCAGTTCCAACCCTCCCGTAATAAAAAATCAACGATAAAAGAACCGTCAAAAGCTAGATTATGGAAATACAATATATTATTCCCTTTCATTGTTAAAAATCTATTTAAAAAATCTCTTATGGAATGTGTTATTGTTACGGTTTCAGATTCGTCATATAAAGCCACATCAGCGCCTGACCAGACCTCTGTACTGTCTTGTTTTTTACCTTTTTCTTGCTCTACTTTTTCACCCCATACAGTCGTTTCAAAATCGCACGCCCAAAAAGTAATATTCTTTTTACGTGGCATTAGACTCACCTCTTTTTTATTCTTTTTCAATAACAATATCTTGCTCTTGCAAAAATTCTTGAAAATCTTCTGTTGTACTAAGCACACCCATTCTTTGCAAAATATTCCAAAAGACAGCATCGACCGTAGCTTTATCCATGTAAGGCTCTGTTGGAAATGCTTCTGGTTCTTTCGCGTAAGTATATGCAAATAACGCTCTTTCTTTATCTGACGCGTTGGCTAATAAAGCGTCTGTTTTTTGTCTTAAATAGTCAGCTGTTTTTGGTACAAAACTCTCTAAAGAATCATACCATGAGTCTATAATAGCCTCATAATCTAATACAGGATTTAATATATTCACTCTAATACCTTTCTTTAGTAACATTTTTAACTCTTTTAAGTCAAAATCATGCATTCTAGCGTATTCCTGTTCTTGCGGTGTTAATTTTATGAAAACTCTGTTTCTTTCAAGTGCTTTTTTGCGTCCGTACTCTTTAGCTGTTATTTCTTCACCTGTAAGCATGTCAACAACAGTAGCATTTTTTAGTATTTCCTTAGCTACCTGTTTTTTAATTCTATCAATAGAAGCTTGTGACGGGTTTTTTACTCTCTTGATTATCTTTACTTGTACACCTTGTTTTTGCTGATTTCTGACACGGGACAAATATTTAGTATATTCATGAGAATATTCTTTTCGCAAAATATCCGCTTTTGTCTGTTTCTTTTTTATTCGCTTATTTGCCATTATTCGCACCTCTCAACTTTTCGCAATAATAAACCATGTGGAACACGAGTGTATTCGATACTGTCTCCTGGGTGAATATCTAAGTCTTTTATTGCTTCTTTTGGAAGCATGACACGGGCAGTATAACCACCCGTGCCACTTTTTGTGAACATTACTTTGTACCGTAACAATGCGTTAGTTAATTTTGCCATGTTTTTCCTCCTTATAAAATACTAAATATTTTCCAAGTAAAATCTGAAAAATGCTCTGCAATAAATGATACAGATGATAAGAATAAATATAATAAAAATGTTACCATAATTATTACCGATAAAACAGCTAAGAAAGAGGATATTTTTTCTAGTTTTGTGTATGGCTCTTTTTCTTCTGTAGGTGTGTGCCTTGCTATCCATTCTGTAGGCGTTTCATGCAATGTTTCACGTGAAACATTATCGGGTCTAACTAAACCTAATTCATTGAGAGTTGAATCATCAAGTTTATATAAAGTATCACTATTAATATCAGTAAAACCTGTATAAACGCTTTTATTAGTTTCTAAATTTTCCACCCAATATGGCTGGTCTACGAATACTGCTATGTAATTGTTTAGTGAATTTTCAGTGTAGAAGTCATGAATTTCTACGCCAAAATCTGTAATATTGTGCAATCTGTATTTAATCATTTTTACTCCTCCTTAAAAATCTTGAATAATATCTTGTTTCCCATATATCATCTATACAGGTTAAAAGTATATCGTATTTACTAGGGTCTACAGTATTAGTATATTGACATATTGTTGCAACTCTTCCATATTGAATATGAAAACTATCTCTAGCATTATCATATAAACCGCTTAACACATCTTTGAAAAAATCAATTATTACATTGTCATTAGTGCCATCACAAAAATATGATTTACCTTTAATATGAAAACAATAAAAGTTAGGTATTAAGGTAATAACAATAGAATCTTTAGTTACATATCTCTTTGCTATTGTTATTTGTGCCTCATTTGTTATAATACTTTCACTTCTAACTATGTGACCTGTATTAGTATTAATAACGTAAATTCTAACACTGTCTTTTTCTTCATTAATCATTTTTTATTCCTCCTTTAAATAATACCTTTTTTCCCAACAAGAGTATAATTCACGTAGTTTATTTTCTTCATTCTTCCTTTCAACATATGTGAAATCTGATAATTCTAAATAAGCTGATATTCTACCAACTTGCAGTATAAAAGATACTAAATCTTTATCATACTTCCCTAACTCAATATCTTGTTTAAATATGTCATAAAACAGTTGATACTTTTCATTCATTTTTATTCCTCCTTATTTTATGTGCTTTCCTTGTTTAGATCGGAAGAGCACA